TTCAATGGCTCAGCTAATGTCACTGGAACTGCGACCCTAGCCACTACAGGAGTTACAGCTGGGAGTTACGGGAGTGTTGATTCCGCGACTTCTACTAACCGTATTCCGAATATTACAGTCGATGCTAAAGGCAGAATAACCAATATTGGTACCGGCGTGATTTATAAAGTCCCAGCAGCTGGGATCGCTGATGGACTAGGCGCAGGTAGAACAATTGGGATGACTGGCGATGTTACTTACACATCGGCCGCGTTTGATGGCTCGGCTAATGTGACTGGGACAGCAACACTCGCTTCCACCGGGGTTACAGCGGGTAGCTATGGAAGCACCTCAGCTATTCCGTCTATTACGGTTGATGCTAAGGGAAGGGTTACTTCGATTTCAAATAACTCAATCACGGTAGCTGCTGGGGCCGTCGGGGGTGGAACTGATAGAATTTTCTGGGAGAATGATCAGGTTGTGACGACGAGCTACACACTAACTTCAAACAAGAACGCTGTGACAGCTGGTCCGATCACCGTAAACACAGGAGTCACGGTAACAATCCCGACCGGCGGGGTTTGGACGGTGGTTTAATATGCCTATCTCAATTAACGGAACTGGAACGCTTACAGGTTTATCAGCAGGGGGATTGCCAGACGCGTGCGTTACAGCTGCCGACCTGGCCGCTGGTGCAGCTCGCTCAAACTTTGGTGCGGGCGCCGCACTCCAGGTAGTCCAGACCGTTGTGACTTCCGCGGCTTCGTATGCCTCAACGTCCTTTGTGGATCTAGGTGTGTTGTCCGCGTCTATAACCCCCGCTTCCTCTTCAAATAAAATACTTGTTCTTGCGGTTGTAAACTCAGGGTGTCAAACAAACGGATTTTTACGACTTCAAAGAAATTCTTCAAATATTCATCTTGGCGACTCGTATTTAAGTACTGTCAGCACCTCCGCAGCAGATGTGTACAACGCGGCAAGCTCAATTCAGACGGGAAGAACGATCATATGTCTTGACAGTCCAGGCTCCACAACGTCCGTAACGTATAAAATACAAGGAGCCACCTACAACGCCAGTTATCCGCTTTATTTTAATATGAGCTACGGGGGAGCAAACAACGCATATGCAGTGCGATCCCCGTCCTCGATTACTCTGATGGAGATAGCCTCATGAACATAACCGCATGTCTTTTGCATTTAAGAAATGGAGAAGAGTTTATATGTGGAGACACGTATGAGTCCATCCAATGGCTTTCCAACACGCCAAAGCCCACGGAAGAAGAGGTATTATCCGCCTGGGAGCAAATTAAAACCGAAGAGGCGTGGAAGCCGGTACGTTTAAAAAGAGATATGTTGTTAACCCAGTCTGATTGGACGCAACTACAGGATTCAACGGCGGACAAGAATGTCTGGGCCGAGTACAGACAAGCCCTTAGGAATATCCCACAAACGTTCAGCGACCCAGAATCGGTTGTCTGGCCACAAAAACCATGAGCCTACTAAAATCCAACTCAGTTCAAATCGGCCAGTCAGCAACAGCCACCCAAAACTTCACCCTCTCCGTCCCATCCTCACCCGATGGAACGATTAAGCTGGCGAGGGGCAATAGCGGTTCGACCACGGCGGATATTCTAACCGTAGACGCAAGCGGGAATGTTACGACTACGCTTGCCAATGGGATTGTTACACCAGCCAAACTATCTCAGCCAATGACGCTTATGACTGGTGTTGCGGCAAGCACTACCTCTGTTGTTTATACCGGCATTCCTAGTTGGGCTAAAAGAATAACAATCATGTTTTACGAAATATCCATCACAGGAGCCAACCATATTCTTGTTCGCTTGGGGACTTCGAGCGGTTTCGAACAAACAGGATATAAATCGCAAATGTCAGTCACTAACGTAGGCAGCGCTACCGGAAATAGTACGATAGGCTTTATAATGCACTACCCAGAAGCTACTTCTCTTTCTAACGGCACAATGACAATTAGTCATATGGGGAGCAACGTGTGGACATCCTCAGGTACTTACGCGTGGACCGGCAGTACGAACTCTACAATTATGTCTGGTGGGTCAAAAGTTCTTACGACGGGTGTTTTAGATCGAGTTCAAATTCTATCTGCGAATGGATCAGATACATTCGACTCCGGCTCCGTCAACGTGATGTACGAAGGATAATTTATGCCAACCACAATCCACGGAACTAACGGAATCACCTTCAACGACGGCTCAACGCAGACCACTCGTCCTGCGGTTGGCTTTCGCAATCGCATCATCAATGGTGATATGCGTATTGACCAGAGGAGCAGTGGAGCTGCTGGTAGCATTCCATGGAATACCCCCTCTTACACTAGTTGCGATAGGTGGGCCTCTTTAACTGGAGCCGCAACCCCAATGACATGGACGCATCAGAGGGTTGCAACTGGGAATAATGATTTTGCATTGGCTTCAAGAGTGCAAAGAATCGCTGGGGCTACAAACGTGGGTTCTGCGTATGTTGCGCAAGTTATTGAATCTACAAATTGTAGGGATCTGGCGGGCCAAACAGCAACGCTGTCCTTCTATGCTAATGCCGGAGCTAACTTTTCTCCTGCTTCAGCGCAGTTAGAAGTTAACATTAGTTTTGGGTCCGGAAATGATCAGGGTTTAGTTAGCGGAATTTTCGGAAGTTGGACGTCGTACTCGGCTATTAACTCATTCGTAAGCCTAACAACTACAAGAACAAGATATTCGACTACTGTTACAGTTCCGGTCGGCACAAACGAAATTCTTATTAGGTTCGGAGTGACGCCAACAGGAACTGCTGGAGCAAATGACTGGTTTCAAGTTACCGGTGTTCAGTTTGAAGCTGGACCAAGTCCTACTGATTTCGAGCGCAGGCCGATTGGGACGGAGTTGGCGTTGTGTCAAAGGTACTACAACCTGCACGGAGCAACTACAACTGCTGGAAACTTTGTTACTGTTTGTAACGGCTATATGTTTGCTTCAACCCAATGGGAGGGTGTTTACTCGTTCCCGGTAGAGATGCGAGTATCTCCTACCTTTACTTCATCAGCGGCTTCAACATTCGCCTTAAGAAACACAAATGTAGTGCCTACAAGTATTCTTTCGTATAATGCCACCACTAAGTCTGTATTATTATATACAGCTAACACAGCAACTGCATCTTCTGGCTATTCTCAAAGCCTTATGATAAATGCTTCAAGCACTGGATTCCTTGCTTTTTCAGCGGAGCTATAAATGAACCAATATCAAAAAATTACTTTTTCGGGCTTAGTGAATGATTCGGCAATTAAACGACTTAGTGACAGCGCGTGTATCCCTTTTGATCCAGCCAACGCGGACTACCAAGCTTACTTAAGATGGCTTTCGGAAGGCAACGAACCCCTCCCAGCGGACTGGCACCCAGAACCTGAAGTAGAACCAGTTTCCGAGGTAGTACCGGCCCCAGAGCAGGAAACCCCTGCACCTGAAAATGTTGTTGATCTGTAGATTATTACTGGCAGAATAATGACAATACACATGACCCCGGCCAATCCCCCCTTTATACAGGAAACCATCGATTTTGTGAAAGTGATGCTTCCTCACTGCTCGGAGCCGGAAAAGACCGTCCAATGGCATATGCAGAATATGGCCATCGTCCTGGATCGGGACGTGAATAAACACAAAGCAGTGCAGGGGGTTGGTTTGTACCGTCGGGTTGATGACCCCGAGCAGGCGCGGGATCGCTGGAAACACAATCCTAAGGGCAAGCTTCTGTGGGTAGATTGGACAGTAAGTCTCCTACACGGTGGGCTTGGTCGCATGATCAAGCCTGTATTTGAAACTCTTGGGCGTCCGACACACATTGGCTTTTCCAGACATAAACATTTTGATCGCATGTCGATCTACCCGGCGTCGTTCTTCGACCGGCTAGCCAGGATGGGGCTGTAATATGGGCGGCAAGAAAAGTCCTCCTAAACCACCAGAACTTCAGGCTCCGAAGTTTTCTCAGATTGATCTGGAGAAACTTGGTCAGCTACTAAACCTTGATCTAAACGATCTTGGCTCTTACCTCAATGCGTACCCAGATTTCATGCAGCAACAGAGCGTCCTTGGCGACCTCGAAGGCTTCTCAGACGCAGCAAATCAATCGGCCCAGCGCACGCTTGAAGGCGTTGCCCCTGGGGTCATGGATAATCTTAAAACTGCGGCTGACACAGCTTCAGCCCAGATGCGGGGCGACATTCCTCAGGATGTGGAAGATCAATTGTTTGGGAGCGCAGCTTTTAGGGATTTTTCTTCAGGGGCGGGATCTTCCAGTCAAAGAGCTAGAAACCTTACGGCTCGTGACTTTGGAACCACCACGATGAATATGCAGAATGCAGGGCTCCAGAACTATCAAAACGTACTCGGTCTTGCCAACGCTTTGACCCCCGTCAAATCGACGGATCTTTTGTTCAGCCCCGCAGATGTCCTAGCCCGGCAGGATGCTAATACGGCTATTGGGAATCAAGAGGTCGCGTTCAACACGAACCTGACCAACTACACAAGCGTCTACAATAACGACATTGAAAATCAACAGCGGTACTACAACACCGGCATCAAGAACGAGCAGGCCATTGCGGATACGAACACGGCGAATACAAATGCCATGAACAAGTACAACTACGACCTGATGAAGTTCCAACAGCAGGGTAGTAGCGGGCTCGGCAGTCTTATCGGCGGCGGACTGGGAGCTATTGCCGGTTCTTTCATCGCTCCTGGAATCGGTACGATGGCCGGGGCAAAGATTGGTTCCGGTTTGGGTGGCGGTATCGAAGGCGCGGTCAGTGGTCAGGGTTTTGGTGGCTTGGCCAGTGGTTTGCTTTCCGGTGTGTCGGCCTTGGGCGGTATCGGAGGAGGGGCAGCTGGGTCTTCCGGTGGATTGGGCGGGATGGGAAATCTTTTCGGTGGCTTGGGTGGAATTTTTGGTGGGGGCAGTGGAGGTGGTGGCATGGGCGGATCTTCTTCGTTCGGCACAACACCTATTCCGAAGGCAGGGGGCCTTGGCGGTGGCGGAGCTGGAAGCTTCAGCCCGTACGCTCCTTCTGCGCCTTGGTCTTCGCGAAATACCGTACCCTTATTCGGGAGATAATTTATGGCCTTAGGAGCAGCAAACAAACAGCAGATGCAGCCCGCGCAGTATGTTAATGCTGTAAACGCGGAGGGCTTGTTCCGTCCTGGAAACTTTAGCTCTCCTAACGTCAATACTGGGCTTTTCCGACCGCAAGAGACCATGCCGTTGGTTCAGTCGCAAATGCAGCAGACCACGAGGGATAATGTAGCTCGTCAAGCTTTGCAGGATGCGGAACCTTGGGCTGTCTTAGAACGGATGCAAAGTGTGCTCGAAAAGTCACAACCCAATCTCGAGCGAATCAAATACAACCGCGCAATGGACATGCAGTCGCTTTTGAATAACGAAGTTAGGACTATCGGCGAGCTCCATGCCCGCGCTTACAAAGGCGACATGAATGCCCAGGCGGAATTAGCAAACTTCACATTTAGGCCAGAGATTCTTGAGGGTTCTTCGATCGAACAGTTTTCAGCGCTCCGAGACCAATTAAACAAAGCACAGTTGTCGGTAGCAAACAGCGGTGTAATAGCCGCCTCCCAGACCGTTAAGAAAGATCTTGCCGAACGAGTTCAGAAACTCACTGGGGAAGGCAACGAAGACGCTATGGCTTTAGCTTCCTTGATTGGGTCGACCCTGGTGCAAAGCGGAACCTCGGCCATACCCCAGCAGCAAATCGAAAACATTAAAGATAGAATCGCATTCTATCGCGCCAAATATCCGAAATCTCAAGCGATTGATTCCAATATTGTTGATCAATATAAGATGGAACTTCAAGGGGCAGATAAGAGTCGATTGGAGGACGCGGAGTATGGTTCAGGCAGGATGTCGGTTAGGGATGCTTCAAGCCTTATGGGTAACCTGGGCCGTATTATCGCAGCTGATCCTATGATGGCTCCGGAGCAAAAAGAAATGTTCCAAGCAATGATTATCAATGCTGCTGGAAAATCTGGTCTTTTGAATGGGGCAATGATGCCGGGCATGCCTTCACCGGCTGCTAACTCAGGCGAACCCTCAACGCTAGATAGGCTTAAAAACGCCATAAATGCCTTGAAGACACCTTCGAAATAAACATTTCTAAGAGTAATGCAAATTTCCGATATCCTTCAGAACGAAAAGTTCAAGGGGGCCGATCCTGATCAACAGGAAGAGATCCTTAACTTGTATGAGCAGGCCATGCATGACGAGGCTTTCAAGCCAGGTAATTTCAATATGCGTCAGTATGCGCAGGCCAGGCAAGAGGTTGATGCAGCTAAGACAGCTTTAAATCTTCAGCCTGACCCGAGGTCTACTTTCCAAAGAATGAAGGACGAGTTCGTTAATGGTATGTCTTCATCGATGCAAGCGGCCAAGGCGCTTCGCGCGGTCAACGGTCTTGATACTCCTGAAGAAGCTGCGGCTGAGTTGGCGGAACAAGAGCGAGAACTTCAAGCCCGGCCTATCGCCCGTTCCATGCTCAAGTACCAAAAAGCAGGGGGTCAGGGTTGGGTAGCTCCTGTTCTTAATATTTTCAGTAACCCAGAGGCAGCGGCTCTTATTACAGCTCAAGGTTTGGGATCAAGCATTCCTGGGCTCGCCATGGGCGCAGCTGGAAGTATTGGGACTAGGGTTGCGGGTGGTGGAAAAGAAGCCGTCCTTCTTTCGACTATGGCTGGTGTTGGGGCGGGTTCAGCTTTTGTTGAAGGCGGATCAAAGATTTTAGAAGACCTACGTGAGCAAGCTGGCGATCTCCAGGATACCGAAGCGGTGGCTGCTATTCTTCGCGACCCAGCAAAACTTCAAGAAATAAAAAATAGGGCTCTTACCCGGGGCGTTACGGTTGGTGCGTTTGACGCGGCCTCTGTTGCACTTCCTTCTTCGATGCTTTTCAAAACAGCTAAAGGACTGAAAGGTCTGGCGGCTCGAGGAGTCGGCGATGCGGCGCTACAAGGTATGTTGGGTGCGGCCGGTGAAGTTGCGGGAAGTGCTGCGATTGGTGAAGAGTCCAATCCGGCTGATGCCTGGGCAGAGTTCATCGGTGAAATGGTTCCAGGTATGGTCGAGCTTGGCCTTGGCGGAGCCCGTACTCTTATCCCGCAGACCGAACAAGCAGCTCAAGAGAAGTCTAAGACCAACGCTTTATTTCCCAGTCAGACCAGTGCTCCCACAATCCAGGCTGACAAACAAAAAGGTCAGTTTGGTCCGCCGAGGGTAGCGCCTGCTGCGGTAACAAAATTGGCTAACGCTTCAGCGCCAGCGCCAGCTCCTGGTCAGTCTAATACTCCTGCGGTTGATGATGTTCTAAACGAGCCTGAAGTGGTTGATGTCGAGACGTTGGAGGGAGTTGGAGCTCCTGCGGTTGTATCTCCAGAAGAGAATATGCCGAAGCCCAAGAACGATGGCGCCTTTACATACTACGGAAGCGGCTTTGGTCCTTTTGCTTCTGTTGCTGAATCTTTAGCAGAAGCACAGGGGGTTAAGCGTGGGGGGTGGAAGGTTGTGTCAAAGAATGCTTCTCAAGACGAGCGGGACTCTCTTGCGGAGTTTGACACCACCGAAAACCCTGATGAAGCCGACAAAAACAACATCGACAATGTGGACTTCATTATTGATATCGCGAATGACGAATCTCTTAAGAACGATGTGGGTCAATCTGTCGGTAGAAACGTTGCCGTCGATAGTGAAAAACCTATAATCGAAGGTCGTAGCGCTGATGTTATTATTCCAAGGGTACTAGAATATCTTAAGGCGAACCCAGACAAAACTAAGTTCACTATCATAGGACCTCAAACTACGGCAGGCCGGAGTTTTGTTGGAACCACGCGACCATCGGGCGTAAATACTGAGTTAAAGATTCGTGAAGCTCAGGAAATTGCCCGAGAAATTATGCAGGTTCTTGGGTCGATTCCGAAAGAACCAGCCTTGCGGGATCTAAACACAGAAGCAAGTGCCCGACGTAAGGCTGCGGGAATGGATTATGCTAGGGCTGCTTCGCCCGAGAGCATTGTTGCAAACATGATTCCCGCGGGGAAATACACGCAAAGCCAGGAAAAGGCTCAAGAACTATTGTCTGAGTTTGATCCTGCTACCGAGCCGACAGCTAACGACCGTGTTCTTGTCTTTGGCACCGATGTTGCTGGAAGACACGATAAAGTCTACGGCCCGATCGCTCAGCGGTTAGGGGCTGAAAAGGGGAAGACAGGAGCAGTTGGCAGAACCTACGCTATTCCAATATTCGACCCAGGCTACAAGGGGCCCGAAGGAAAGAATAACAGGCAGGGTGCATCAGAGTCCTTTAACCCGAGATCTGCAAAACTTGAAATGCAAAAGTTTTTTGAGTTTGCGAAACAAAACCCCGGAAAAGACTTTTGGCTCATGTTTGGGGCGTACCCGCATACATTTTCAAAAAGCCAGGAGCGTGCAATGTTTGGTGGGCTTAATGCCCCAGCCAATGTAAGATTTCTAAGCAGTACAGCTGCTAATATATTCCAAGGCACCACTGCACCAAAGAGTCGGGTTTACATAAACCGAGGCAAAAAGTCCACAAGAAGCCCCTCTATTCCTAATGTGGATCGCGCGTTGGGTGAGGCGCAAGCCCTCGACCCAAACGATATAGATAAAGATTTATCTGTAGGGGATCGTATTTCTAATAAGGGCAGGGGGCCTTCGCTTAGAGGTATTATCTTAAGTGAGCGTCAAGCACGTGAACTATTATCTGCAGCTACCTCCGAAAGAGTTGAGCGCCGCCGGAAAATAGTGGGTACACCCAAACAGGGTACGATGTACAATCCAGCTGTTGCTCCAGGGGGAATTACCCAACTTTCATCGTATCCGTTTACGGCGTTTGCAAATTCCAAAAAGGGTACCTTTCTTGTTCGGGTCAAAAACATATCCGAAATCGGTAAAGAAGTTGATGTCCAAACAGCGGCCGAGCTGGCCAAGACCAACACAGAAACAATTCAAACTAAGATCGGAATCGGGACGCAATATCTTGTTGATCTCGATTTTGTGGTCCCGGTTGATTCGGACTACAGAAGAACAATTTCTAAAATCTACGAGCGTGAGACAGAGGTAGTTACTCAGGCTAAAGCTAGTGGGCAGGTAACTGAGATTGATGCGGACGCTTTGCTCGCTTCTCCACAAGAAACGGCGAGGCCGATTGGGGCACAAGCAAACCTTCCTGGTCAAGTGGTAGTGACCGTTGAACCCGAGCCAAACACATCCGAGCTAGAGAACAATAGAGCCAGGCTCGATAACGAGTTAAAGCAACTGCAAGCCAGAGAGGCTGAAGAGTTTGGTTCGCTATCCAAGGATGGTGGTCGTAATGCTCCGAAGAAAAAAGGTTCAATTAATACTGATGAAAGAAAGAGGGTATCTGACCGCATTCGAGAACTTACTCTGGCAGTCGGCTATCTAGATAACCAGATACGGGCCGAGCGCCTTAATTGGTTGGACTCAGGTATCGCAAAAATTACAGAGGCTCTTATCAGGAATGGCGGAGCCGTAGTTATACGGAATTCTCCTGAGTGGGTGAAGGCGTCTGTTCGCGAGTTAAACGCCGTGTTTAATTCTCTGGTGAACCCCGTAGATGGGTCGTTGTCGGTCTACGGAGTGCGTGAAGATTATGATACTGACCCCGCAATCTCGGGGCCTTCTACGACTGAAAACAGTGGTTCTCGTAAGATTAACGACCCCAAGACTTCAAATAAGAATACCGGAAAGTGGTATGGTGCTGCACCTACCGCCGAAATGATTGAGGCCAAAAAAGATCAGGCCGAATCCAGCTACATGAGCCAAGTATTTAAGGGCGGGCCGCAAACCTCACTACCCCCTGAAGATCTGGCCAAGCATATTGAGTCGGTCCTGTTCGATAATAATCCAGAGCGCATGCGTACAAAGTCGATGCCCGCGTTGAAGAACTTGACGCCCCAGCAAGTGACAACGCTTAAAGATGCGGTGAACACGGTAAATTCGGTCAAACCCGGAACTAAACCTACACCGGCCAGTCAAAAACTTCTTAAGGAAGCACTTAATATTGTTAAAGAGTACGCAGAAAACGAGAAGATTGCCTCGGAGATGTATTTGGCCGTCCGAGATGAAAATACATATGCGCTAAATCAGCCAGGCACCTACATGAAGATGCTTGCCAAAGCGATTGCAAGAGACCCTCGTGCTGGGTCCTTGGCCAACCTCAACCTTTTCTTGCCGGGTTTTGGCTCCGTTTCTTTTACTCCCGACCAAGTTCAAACCTTTGCTAAGGGTGAGCTTACGGGCTCAGTCAGCCCCGTTGCAGCCAAGTTTACCCCCGCGGATACCACAGGGCTTACGGAAGAAAACAGCCTAGAAAAACAGTTTAAACCCAACTCCCTTTATTTGTACGACAACAAGGGGCAAGTGTTACGAGTATTGCCTTTCTCGTTTAGGAACCGGTTTATACCGAACGCGGGCGGTGTGAACATTGTTCCTGATACCGACGTTCTCCATCCGACAACTTTGCTTAAAGCTTTTGATACCCGTGAAATGTCAGCTCAGAAAAGTCTGACCGCGGAAGAGTTGCGGGATCTGAGTTGGGCACAATCTAAAGGATTGCTTGGTGAAATCCCGACTACCGATTGGAGGGGCCGGTTTGCCTTGGATGTGGCTGAAAAACTAGGCCGCGGAGAACCTGTAGTTATTGCTGATCAAGATACGATTCAATTTGTTCGCGCGTACCCCGGCATCTTCACCGGGGTTGTCAGATACGGGGACAGCATAATGGTCACTGAAATGAAAACGGCCTTGGGCATTGTAACATCCGAAGCTCCTGTGGCTGGATTATCAAAAGACTTTACAAACGTATTTTACAGACTCCTTCAGCCGTTTTTTGCGCTTCAAGAAAATGAGTTTAACAAAGAGATTGAGTTGGGCAGTAAGGAAGAAAACAACTTTGGCTTAAAGAAAACCTTTGCCCAATCCCCCGACGATATCGTAGGTGGTGGGGTTGGCTCGGTTGGGGATACGGTTCCGGCCTTTAATGCGGCCGGTGAGGCTATTCCTTCCGTTAACAAGCAGTTGAGTGAAGGAGAGCGAAGGTTTGAAGAAGGTCTCGCTGATGAGTCTATCCCCGAGCTCGAAACACAAAAGGGCGCTGGCGAAGTCGGTCGTGGAATGGGTGGGGCTGAGTACAATAAACTGCTCGAACCAACCGAGGGCGCTAAAGAGGTTAAATCGGCCAGACTGAACATGTTGATCTCGCCAGAAAAAGCTGAGCTGATCCGCAAAGCAGACCCCGAAGGCAAGTACGTTCGGATGGTTGTTCTCCCAAGAATTTCCTATATTGCTAGAAAGACAGGCAAAGAGATGCCGGTCACGACCAAGGATGGTTACGCAATCGTTACGGGTATTACAGATCCTCGTACGGGGGAGTATATGGGAGATAAAGCTCCGCTCCCACAACGGCCAGCGGCCGAAGTAAATCTTGAAGAAGAGCGTCTTCAAGCCGCTACTGCTGCAGCTGCAGAGCAAGAGAAGCTAGGCCAATACATCTTTCTACCAAAGGGTATTACGATTCAGGAGCTGACAAGCGCATATCAAAATATACTAAATGCGGTCAAGGGATCTAGCGGCCCCGTTCTTGTTTCAAGAAATGTCATGGAGTTTAACCAACAGCTCCAGGCGCTTCAAAATGTCGTTTCTTTCGATGCTACCGACGACGGTATTTACCTAACTGGAGTTTACGATACAGCTAAAGGGGAGTGGGTTGGTCAGCTGCCTTATGGGGCAAGAAGGATGACTACGGGAGAGGTTGCAGCCTTGTCGCGCGAACAAGCCATAGATCTTGGTAACAACATTAACGAATGGTTGCGGGAAAAAAGAAAGGCAGGGGTCGATGCTCTTTCATTAGACGACACTACTTTCTCGGACGACGAAATTAAGAACCGAGTTCTTTTGCTTCAAACCGTCGCCCAGTCCTACCTAGACGGATTCGGCAAGACGCGTGAAACATTGGAGAAGGGGCTCGCGAACATAATGAGTCTAAAGACAAGGGAGAAGCAGAACTATCTATTCCTTGAAAATGTTGAGTCTCGCTTTCAACGGGCAATTAACGAGGGAGCTTTCGACGCTGATGAACTTCGGCTATTGCCGAGGCTCATTGAAGATGCGGTTAACGTATTTAATAGTGGTGTGGTGTATAGCCCGGTGGACGCCAACGATACGACCAAGGGCTGGAACGCAGGTGTTTCGAGGAAATTCCCGAACACGTCGGGGAGGCCAAGAGAGCACTTCCTAAGTCGCGTAAAGAAAAGCGGTATCCCTGAGCAAGAGGCAAACAACCTGGTTGATAGTCTAAACATCAATCGGACCGAAAACTTTAAGGATAGTGAGTTGATGCGCAGAGTGTTTATCGAAACCTTAGTAGAAAGCAGAACTGCCGACGGCGCGAAACTAAACGCTGTACTTAACAAGATCCTCTTTGAGTACGAAGCTATGCGGGAACAGTTTGGAGACGAGTATCTAAACGAGTCTCGACCTACAAATACGCTTTACGGTTTTGTGACTGCCTTGTCAGTTGAGGGCTATGGTGGCGTTGACGGCTTGGCAAAGCGGGTGGTGGGTATTGCCGCTAACATGAAAATAAACGAGGTTTCCTTCGTCTCATTGGAAGGGACAACGGAAAAAGTCGAATCGAATGAAACAGAATCAAAGGCTATCGACGTTGCCTTCTTGCCGGACCAAAGCGGCAACGACTATGACGCCCAGAGAGATTTAGTCGGTGACTCATACGACACGGAGCTAGACAAATATGAAACACTACCAACCAAAGACAAACGCAGGAAAAAGTACGAAGCGTTTATTAATCAGATGGCTGAGTATAGGGAAGGACTTCCTTTCATCAGGCGGGCGGTTCATGACATTGTTATGCGCGAGGGGTTTGGATTTACTGCGGGCTATGTCCCTACTGTGTATCAAGGCGATGAAAAAGCCCAGCAGGGGTTGGTGTTTGGCAAAAGCAACGCCCAGTTGGATATTTTGTTTCCCACCGTCAAACTTAAAGAGGAATCGCAGATTGGAGATGCTAGAAAGGGTAAGGGTTTTCTCAGTGGTAAGCTCCTTAACTCGATATTCGGGGCACTGCCTGGCATTCCGTCCTCTTTCATTGAGCCGGCTGTTCTTAGTCAAATTGCCAGAGAACAATACGAAGGCATTCTTCAAGAACTTGTACGTAACGATATGCAGGAATTCTCGGATGCTGAAAAAGTCCGTGAAACGCTTCGTCAGTACGAACAAGAAGTCGTCGAAGAGCAAAGCCGGTCGTCTCAGCTACGGAAGGATATAAGACAAGCCGGAATACCTATCGGCAATAAATCAACTCCAGAAATAAGAGCAATGAACTTGGCCGCCAACCCAAAGAGGGTCGGTTCCTTGCCAAAAGCATTGCTGAATATCCTTGGTAATAGTCCGCTGGCCTCGTTGAAAGATACCTCGGAGCTTTTAATCAATCGGCTAAGACAACAGTACCAATTTACTGGAACTACTTTAGAGCAGTTGATGGAACAGCTTGTTGACCCAGTCGGCAAGTTTGACGGAACCCTGGCACCGGAAGAACTCATCAGCCCAGAAAACGATCGGGCGCGTATGCGGGATATCTTGTTCAACGCTCTCTTGCCCGCCTTTGAGAACAGGGGTTCTTTTGATTCAGCGGCAACGCTTAACCAGATGCGTTTGATCAACGATCCGTACCGCAGGCAGGCCAACCTGTCCCGAGTAAGGAAGATTCAAGCTGAGGTATCCGGAGCTTCCAAGTATGCGACTGAACAAGGCTTTGCAGACGCAGGCGTAAGTTTTGATTCAAACCTACTTAACATCCAAGACCCTCGACAAGAGCAGGCGATGGAGTATTTGCGTTCCTCTGCGCGTCGCAAGGGGCTTAAGAACGTTAGGTTCCAGTCCAACACCGTAGAGAATTACCCCGTGTTTACAGTTCGCGGTTCCGACAATGCGATGGACCCCGTTAACTCGACCATTTTCGTCAATCCAGAACTGTTAGCAGAGAAACTTTTCCAACAGAAAGATATTAACTTCCTCGACCCCAAGGCTAGAAACACGTACGACAAGTTGACTGAGCAGTTAATGGATCAATTAATTGCCCATGAGGTTGCACATCTTTCTTATTTTGAACAGCTCCGACGAGAATACAGGGCTCGCTTCCCTAACGGCGGTGTATCATGGGAGTCCTATTACAATGGCCGTGTCCGGGATGTGTCAAACTTCCTGCGATCCGAAGATAACGGACTCAAGGTTAAGCTCTCTGGGCAAAGGGCTGTTTCTGTTACGGAAGCTCTTGGCGAACTCTACCCCGAGACGAAGCAAAGCGATGAAGTTTTAGTTGCCGAGTTTTTGCGACTGCTCCTAGAGTTAGACAAAAGCAGGGGGGCTAAAGTATTTACTGAAGGCTTAGAGCTTCAGAGAAGTCTTCAGGTCCAGGATCGGGTATCTAGCTTGATCCAAGGTCAATCCCGTCAGCAAGTTAAGGCAATGGACGAGTTCGCTAGATCGCAACGGAAGTCGTTCCTGGGCTGGCTACGCACGGTTCTTGATTCCGTATTTAATCTTTTTAGCACACTCAAAGCCTCCTCTGATCCTAGAGCAAGGGAGCTTTATACAACTTATAATAAACTCAGCGCCATTTACGACCGGTTCTATTCTGACTATGTAGCGCCGCCAACCTATAACGAGCCGACCATTGAGACAGAAGGATTGCTTCCGATGGGTGACGCGTTGAACCGAGCCAAGCCTATCGGCGCTCAAAGGCAGGAATCTGCGGCGGCTAATGGCGCAAGGTTGTTTCAGAACGAGGATGGAGTGCCTACCTATACTGAGAAGACCTCACCAGAAGAAGTTGCGTATCTAAAGAACATCGGGGCAATTGATGCTGTCGAAAGTATTCTTCGTGAGTTGAGTGCCGATCAAGTTGCTGTGTGGCTTAGCTATAACCCGCTTCCGGATACAACAGCCACCGTTGAAATTGGTGACCAGACCTTTAACCTGGATAACACTCAGATCTTTACTTTAGCTAGTTATGCGATCGGTCGGTTTGGCGAGACACAACAGTTTCACAAAGCCTCAACTCTGCTGAAGCATGTGAGCAAGCTTGGGCGCGGAATGGGGCAGACCATCTCTATTGCTTACAGACTCTTAAAGCAGTTCCTAATGCAATCTCCAGCCGGGATGGTTAGTGAGTACGTGTCTCGACTTGCAGAGACAAGAGGCGCCTTGAAGAACAAGGTGGGCGAGCAGCTGGGGTCGCTCGGGGAAGAGGTTAGGCAGGCTCAAGGTGAAGCTTTGGGGCTTACTCTGAACGACGCAGGCGTCCAGGCTTTGATTAAGCAGATCAATGATCTGTATGGGCAGGCTTTAAAACAAGTTAACCAGGATGATCTAGCTACTATCATCAGAAATCATTACGCCGAGTTTAGCGGGGAAGAGCTTGTGAGCGTGCTGGCTAAGCTTTTGCCCGAGTATGAGAACAAGCCTCTGCTGTTTGAGTTGGCCGACATGGTTCAAAAGAACATGCAGACCCAGCTTGGCAAAGCTTTGAGTCTACGTGGCCGTACACTACGTAGGAATATTGTGAACCGCAAAGGCATGAATAATGCCGAAATGCGAGCGGAGCGAATCGAACAATTGATCGGGGAAATGCATGAGGTGGTGAAACCCCCGATCTCCAAGTCGGGTAACACCATCGAGGACGCTATCTCAGGCGACGCCAGAAAGATCCTTGAGCTGGCTGCGCTGGGCGCAATCAATGATGACGTTGTTCTTTCAACCATTGAGAGTCTGGGCAAGTTCCCTTCGTTCGATGTAAACACGGCTGAGACTCTTCGAAGGATGATGGTCGATGCTTCGAGAACGCCTTACGGGTTCCAGCGGGATAGAAAGTTTAATGAAGCTCTTAAGATTTTACACAACGCCACCAAGTCCGATGCGCTGCCTCAGGTTTCCGCATATTGGTACATGTCTATGCTATCCGGTCCAGCGACATTCTGGATGAACTTTATTTCGACAGCTATTAAAGCTGTTGCCGATATCGCAACCTATTCGGTGGCGGCAGCTACAGCCCGGAGAAACCCGGCGCTGGCGATTAAATACATGACGCTTGGTTACAAAACATTCTTAGCGTCCCTGAACACCATTGCTTTGGCTGAGGCTAAAGGAATCCTTCTTCACGGGGACATTAACCCAAGGACAAACGGTAAGTACGTAGACGAGGCCAGCATCAACGCCCTTGAGTCTATGGGGACTGACACCTTGATGAAGAAGATACTATCCAAGGGAAAATATATCTTCAGGATTATGTCGGCTTCGGATGCATTGTTCGGTCGTTCTGCGATGGAAGGATTTGCGGCTATCCAAGCGCAGATCCAAGCAATCGAGAATGTGGAAGGTGGGATAAGCGATCTTTCGATTGAGGAAGAAGCCGCGAGACTACTCAACCAAACGGATGCGTTCGTAGAGCAAGCAACAAAACAAGCTATTGGTGAAAATCTAAAGGTCGGCACCTCGGACTTTACTAAGCGAGTGTACGAACTCCGCGACTTAGCGATCCAGGCTGATCCGGAAAGAGCTTCGATCATGCGCCGGGCTGAAGACCTTTCGCTTTACTCGACCTATAACAATAAACCTTATGGGTTGTTGGGTCATAT